ATTCTTTAGTTTGAAATAATTCTTGTTTTAAATTTTCTATTTCTAATTTTAAATCTTTATTTTCTTTTACAGAAATAGATTTATTCTGGATAATATTTTGTTTTAATGTTTCAATCTGTTGTTTTAGTAAATTAACTTCTGGACTAGAAGTACTTGTTGATCTCTTCTCCAATGATTCTAATCTTGAAGCAATAGAATCAATTATTCCCTGATCAATTAAAGCCATATTTTCTTCATTCATTCCTTGAGACATATTTAAACCAGAAGATGTCATTTCATTCATATTCATTAGCTTACTTTCAAGAGAACCTAATCTTAAAGTTATTAATGTAATTGCTTGAGGAAGAGTCATTTTTCCAATATTTCCAATATTATTTTCACTTTGTTGTCTAGACTGTCTTTGAGGTGTTCTAGCTTGATTGGCAAACATTTGTGATGAATTTATTGAGGGTTGAGGACCTCTAGTAGGAACAGTTTCAACAGGTCCACTTCTTCTTCTTTGTGCTGCTTGAACAGAACGATTTGCGCTCATTAATATAAATTATATACAATTTGTTTCTTAATTATTTACGCATAGCTAAACATTTTATAAATTAAATTTTTGATACAAGTTTTTTATGAATAATAAAGATTTATTATTAGAATAAAACTGCGTCTCTTTATTATTTGTAATGGAATAAAAAAATAAACTTACAAATACAATATAATATAATAGTTTATAAACAATATTTATTGTTTTTAAATGATATAATAGTATTGTTACGGTAAAAAAATATAAAATTCCTGATATATTCATCACTAATCTGTAATATTCATTAAATACTGAATAAAAGGTTGGATGAAAAGTAGTTTTTACTTTTTCTAAATTAATATTATAAAATAATAATTCTAAATAGGATAACCAGCAAGAATTAAATATAGACCATCCAATAACACTAAATAACGCAATTATTAAATAAATATAAATATCTATATTTTTACCAAATCCCATAAAGAAGAATAAATATAAGGTAGAAAATAAATATATTACTAAATGAAAATATCTTAATAAATAAATATAAATATATTGTGTAATATTCAAATTATTATTTATTGGTGGTCTAGTTTTTTCATTTATTATTGATATAATTAATAAAATAAACGCAGCAATCAATATTTTATAGTATCCATTCATTTATATATTATAATAAATATGTATTGTATTTTTAATAATAGATTATCATTTCTACATTGGCAAGGTAAATCGGATAACAATTGCGGTGTATTATTCAAATTATTTTCTTCAACCTTGGGCAATTTTTCCATATTGTCGCGTTCACTTTCCTATTCTTTAGAATAATAAAATAATTTTTTTTGTAAAAAATCTTTTATAAATATAATGTATAAAATGCCTCAATCTTTTCCCGTTCACGAAAAGTATGTTTTACCAGATACTAGTAGTACTGCTGTTTGTATGACTTCTGAGGCTTTGGAACAAATTTGGAGTGTTAATCTCAATTCTGAAGCTTATGTTGGAGCTGCTTCTTCTGGTGCTGCTGCTACTGGTTCTGGTCCTTTTACTGTTCCTGGTGCTGCTGCTACTGGTGCTGGTGCTTCTACTGGTACTGGTGTTGCTCTTACTGATGCTCTGAATTCTGCTGTTACTCAATTTGCCAGTCTTGCTTCTCAAGCTGCCACTTCTGCTTCTAACGCTGCCACTTCTGCTTCTCAAGCTGCCACTTCTGCTTCTAACGCTGCCCAATATGCTGCTATAGCTCAGGGCTCTGTCAGTTCTGCTTCTCAAGCTGCCCAACTTAACCCCATTGTCATGGCAGCTGCTTGGGACAAAACTACACCTATTTTCATATATCCAATTACCACCGATATACCTACATCAACCCTAAATATTGGTTTTTTTGGTAAATCAGGAGACGATGGTTTAAGCGCTTTAAAGACAAAACATGAAAAACATCTTAAACGGTTACCAGCTATACATATTTTTAGCGCAATATATGAACATCGTGTTGGAAATGAATCACAATTTCCATCTGAAGTAGCCCTGATGAACGATTGTAGATTGGCAAAATTAACTGGCAGTGAATTTTCTTTTGCGTTGACTGATTCTGCTGGAAATGTTATTCATTTTTTTCAAGGAGGTAAAGTTTTTACTCAAAAGGTTGATGGATCTTTACAAATGGGAGGATTAGTAAATTGTGATCCAAAGGAAGAAAAATGCCCACCTAGCAATAAAAAAATATTAATTGAAATCGTGAAAGACAAGTCAATTATTCATTTTTTTGAAAAACTTAAAAATATTGCTCAGTCTTTACATACAAGTACTGTAGATTCTAATAATAAAATAAAACATAAAGTTTTTGGGGGTTTAACTCAAAATAATATGTTAATTACCTCAATGCCAATTTATTTAAGAGAAGTTTCATATGGAAGTATAATGGCATATACTGAAATACAATCAATACCGATAAATAATTAGCTTATCCATTGCTTTGAATATAAAAATAGCTTTTATAGATATTATAACTTTTTTATTTAGAAAAAAACGAATTAATATTAAATTGAATTTTAATATTAAATAAGAAAACATATTTATCATTTTTATTTCTAAATATACCCTATAGAGAAATGGAAAGTTTAGATGAATTAACAAAAACAAATGGAGGAAAAACTGGATTTTTTAAACATGTATTTAACTTTAACGATGAATCTAAATCCGAAATGTTAAATATTGTACAATATGCTGTTTTAGCATTAATCCCAGTTATAATATTAAATAAATTAACACAACGTTTTATACCAGAAGCGGATGATGAAAAAGGATCAATTGAAATTGTAGCGGAAATTTTAGCACAAGTAATTGCTATGTTTTTATTTATATTAATGATTCATAGAATCATTACTTTTGTGCCAACTTATAGTGGAGAAAAATATGCTGAATTTAGTGTAACAAGCATAATTTTAGCAATGTTAGTTATTATATTAAGTCTTCAAACAAAATTGGGTGAAAAAGTGTCTATCATTGTTGATCGTATTATGGAATTATGGAATGGACCAGCTGATGTAAAAAAAGGCAAAAAAGGCAATGTAAAAGTAACACAACCAATTTCTCAAAATCAAATGGCTATGAATCAATCATTAAACTCTGTAGGGGTAAATAGCGGTATGATGGGGTCAACATCTATTAGTTCATTACCACAAAATTCACCAACACAACAATTGCCTGATTATAATCAAATGTATCAACAAGATTCAACACCTTTAGTGGGAGCAGCAAATCCAGGAATGGAATCATTTGAGCCAATGGCAGCAAACGCAGGAGGTGGTGGATCGTTTGGTTCAGCATTTGGATGGTAATAAAATTTTTAATTTTTCATATAGATAAAAAATGGTGATAAATAAATACTTATAATTAAAAATATAATATTAGTATCAAAACTTTTAGAATTTAATAAAGCACTTATTAATACAGCAAAAATTACCAAAAAACTGTCACCTAACAACGCATCAGCACCAACTTCTTTTGCGTAATATTTGAAATAATCAAGCATATCATTTGAACCTTTAGGAACAAAAGTAAAAAATATGAAAAATAGAAAATCAAAAAAGATTTGTACTGCTACACATAATCCAGCAAACGCAGTTAACCCAACTTTTAATCCCAATTTATAAACAATAAATCTTCCTAGTAACATGTATAAAACTCCAATTAGGATATCAGCAATCATTGCGGATAATCTATATTTTTTATACCAACCTTCTAAAGAAGAACTAATATAAAAAAATTGTGAAAATGTAATAAAAATAATTAATAAATCAGCATAAATATTTGCTGTAATAATAGGAACATATTCAAATTTATTGTTAAAATTTATTGTAGGCTTTAAATTGATTGTTTTTTCAATAATAAATGTAATCAAAAAAAATATTCCAACGATTATTATTCCGTTCATATATAAATGAATGATAATAATAAAATATAAATAATAAATAATAAAAATTTTATAAAAAATAATAATATAAAAAAGTTTAAAATATTATTAACATATAATAATTAATGGATGTTAATAATTTGATGTATGCTTTAGATAATGAAACAAATGAAAACATTATGAATTTAACAACGCAAAAAATAATGGAAATGAATTTAAATATTTTAAAAGAATTACACTTGGAGAAATCAATAACATTAAATTATTTAAAAAAATTAAAAGGATATAAATATATAGATGAAATAAATGAATTAAAATATGGCTCATTTATTAAATGGATTCCAATAACAGATCCAAATTATTTACCATTACATTATTGTGGAATAATTTGTGACATAAAAATAACAGATAATGGTGTAATAATAATAGCTAAAAATTTTATGCATCGTCACTATTCATTTAAAATGGATGAATGTTTGATATTTCAAAAATTGACATCACAAGAATTAGTTATTTTAAGCGCATTAGATCATTTACAAAAAGAAGATGAAGAAGATAACTAATTTCTATTATTTCTAGTTTTATTTGTAAATAAGTCGCTAAATAATCCAGGAATAAATTTGCCTTTTTTAATTAATTGAATTTCTGAATTAGATAAATGTTTTCTTTTATTATAACATTTTTTTCCATTTCTATAAGTACAAATGCTTTTGTGTCCTTTGCCATTTTTAATTATAACTTTTTTAGTCATTTTTTTACCACCTTTAAAACTATGTTGTGTACTGCTGAAACTAAATGTCATAATATATATTAATATTTTATAATAATATTCTACTATATTATTATAAAAAATGGAAATAACAAAACAGGTCTTAGTTCATTTATTTCATATAATATTTGTTGGTTCATTATTTTTGTATGTAGGAATAATTGGTAATAAAATACCTTTATTAATGTATCCATTTTTAAAATATTTAGGAATTTTTATAATAATATATCATAGTTATAAAGCTTACGTAAAAATTTCAGATGATAAAAGCGCATGGGTCAATTATATTCATATATTTTTAATAGGACCTTTGTTAATAAAAATAGGTTATGATGGGGATAAAACATCAAGAAAATATTTTGAATTATTATTAATGGCTGGCTTTGCGTCTATTGGATATCATGGCTATTATTTATTATTTTAAATTCTTTAAAAAATATTATATTACGTAAAAATATTATATTATGTTAAATTATAATGGGAGGAAATACTGGTAATCTACGAACTCAAAGAAATCAATCTGGAACTAATGGACAAAGAACTTTAGGTTCTATTCTTGCTAGTGATTCAGGAAATGGTGCTGGATCAATAGCTCGTTTGGCTAAATGGTATGCTATTAGAGGGCCAGCAGATGGTACTCAAGGATTTTATAATAATGTATTTGGTCTAAAAACAGGTAGTTTTGGTAATTTCAGAAATTTTGGTAAATATAATTATTAATTAGAATCAATATAAAATACATATGTTTTTTACACCTTTTCTCATTTCACAAGTTCTTAGCTAGCTTGTAGAAAACGCCCATTTTACTGGACAAAAAATAAGAAAAAATATAAAAATCAATAGTAGGAATTTCACCTACGATGGTCTAACTTTTTCCTCTTCCTTTTGTTCACTTTGGGATGAAGAGGTGAAAGATGAAATTTGAAAACATAATGGGCGTTCCTGTTTTTCTATCCACCACTTTGTTAAGTTCATTATGTTTATGGATGAATTCGCATCTCTACACGATATTTTTATATAATTTTTAATGAAAAAATTATATATAGAAAATAAAATAAATATGTTATAATTTTAATAAATACCTTACTGTTTATCATCACAAATGGGGGGGGGAATATTATATGTCGTTATAGACCCAATGTTTTTCAAAAACACATTTTCTTTCGGTATAACTTCAAAATTTATATCAAATTCTATTTCTTCCAATTGTTCGTATATATGTCTGCTTAATTGAATTGTATCTATTTCTGCTGTTGATTGTAATCTTGATGCCATATTTACTGTATTTCCAACAACACATAATCTTGGTATTTCATTTCCTAATATTCCAACACTAACGCTTCCCATATTTATACCAATCCTAATACATAACGGAATATTAGCAGGCGTTTTTATTTTTTTAATTTCTTTAACAATATCTAATGCGAATAATATCATTTCTTTTACCACAACTTTATGATTAGTAGAATTTCTAAAAATATCTCCCACAACCATATAAGCATCGCCTATCGTTTCTATTTTTTGTAAATGAGGATATTTTTTTATAGTATTGTCAAAAGCAGTATAAATGGTGTAAAGTAATTGAAAAATAATTTTATCATCATAAATTTTTGATAATTCAGTATAATTAACAATATCCGTAAAAAGAACACAAATCATATTAAACTGTTTTGCGTTTGCGTTTGCGTTTGCGATATATTCTTTATCAAAATCAAAGGGTAATATTTTCTTTAATAATTCTTGTTCTAATATGGTTTTATTTTCAGGTATTTTTACTAAAAATTGTTGTGTTGTAAAATCAATAAACTTATTACATTGATGAGTTATAATAGCATTTTCATTTTTATAAATTTTTATATTTTTAATCATATAGGATACAAATTGAACAGATTGTAAATCCATGTTATTCAATTGTGTTAATTCTTTCTCATTATAATTATTAACTATGATACATGTCATCATTTTGCTTATCGTATCAGCATAAGAATAATATAAATTAATATTATATTCATTTGTTATTTGAAATAAATCAATAATGTTCAAGAACATAAATATGCTCCATATAAATAAATAAACATTTGTAAATGTTATATTTCTTTTTGTGTAAAGAGTTTTCATAAAAAATAATAGCAATAACCACGAAATCCCTGTTAAATAATAATATGTTATTGTATTCTTATAAGGATAAATAAATACATTAATTGCCACAGGAATAATATGATAATGAATTTTTATATCTTGTAATTTAATAGTATTTACATCACAATACATTTTAAGCATTAATGGTGTAGCGAATAACCACATAATATTTCTACTAAACTCAAATTGACTTACAGTCATGTTATCACTTAAAAATGTATTGATTGTATATTTTATATAAACAAATGCCAACGCATTTGAAGTTTTATTTATTGATTTGTAATCTATTAAATTTGTTATAAGATAAATAGAATAAACAGACAAAACGAATAAATTCAGGTTTGTAATAGAATAATAAAAATTACTATTGGTTTGAATTAGTTCGTTATTTAGTGTTGTAGAATAGTTAGATAAGTATAATTTATTCAAAACAATATCAGCATTACAATATAAGAAAACAAAAAAAAGTATATATATCATACATAATAATAATATTTATTTTTATACCACAATTGTAATTTTGTATTTCTAATTGTATATTATATATGTCTAATCAAAAGAGGATTGATTATAAAGAAACTGCTGTTAATTATTATTTAGTTGAGGATAAAACACAGGAAGAAGTATGTAAAATATTCAATTGCTCTCGCAGAAGTTTAATGCGTTGGGTAAAACAATGCGAAAATGAAGGAAAAATAAAACAAGGAAGCGACCAAAGAAAAACTATCTATAAAATCTCATTTCATAACTTGTGAAAATGGGCGTTTTCTACAAGCTAGCTAAGAACTTGTGAAATGAGAAAATGTGTAAAATATTTATATATAATTATTTATAATATTATTTTAACATTTTTCAATCCATTTTTTATTTAGAACAGCATGTACACTTTCAAGTGCTCCTTCTGTCCATCCTTGTCTTCTACTTACAGCTTCACCAACAACTAACAAACATTTTTCAGGATGTTGAGCTTGATAAATAAATTCTTCACGAGAATTAAATTCTTTTTTATCCAAGGGTTCATAATAATGGGTTCCGATTGGCCAATAATAATGTGTAATTGAAATAATTTTAAGACTATTAGGTTGAATTGCTAATGATTTTTCAACGGATCTTTCAAAAAATTGTCTATTTGATTCAGTATTATCTACATGATCTTTTAAAAGTATAGCATTTTTGTTATCAGTATATGTGATCATATAGACACCTTTTTTAAAATCCATTGGTACTATTTTTTGTAAAGGTCCCGGAACAATGGTATAATAAGGAACATATTGATTCATAATTTCAGCCGATTTTTTTGTAAATTTGGCGTAAACATATAAAAAGGGTTGTCCATGTATTTTATTATAAATAGGAAAAGATGGAAGAAGTTTTTGAACAGTGCTGATTCTGGTCGCGACAATTACTTTATTAGAATGATATTTTATTTCTTTTTCAGTAATAATTTCAAATAAAGATGGATTAAAATTTAATTTATTTATTTTTTCAACTTTATTGGATGTTCTAATATTTTTATAACCAATTTGATTACAAAGCGAATGAATTAGATTAGACCAATGAATATCTAAAGCTGTCCATCCAGGAGCATTATCATCCATTTGATAATGATATAAAACTTCATAAGCATCTTCTTCCTCATAATCACGGTATCCAGCAGAAACAATAAATTTATTATAATTTTCATTACCTAAAACGCGTTTAGCAAACTGTTTGAAAGTTAGAGAAGGTTTACCAGGAAGTTTATTATATTCTTGTCTTAAACTAACAAGACATTTTTTAACATTAATAGGATTATCAATTAAAGAAGAATAATTCATTAACACTTTGAATGGTTTATAATCAATATTAAGTTCATTCAATAATTTAATTAATAATTTATCGGTATCTTTTCGTCCCACACCAGCTCCAACAACTATTTCAGTCCCATAAAAATTTGCGTTACCAACTCTTCCACCAATATATTGTTTTTTATTACTTTCAAGAATAATAAATGTTTTAGAGGGATCCATTTTTTTGATATTATATGCGCTAAATAATCCAGACAATCCAGCACCAATGATAATTATATCATAAAAATTAGAATTCATTATGATATAATAAAATAATATTTAATTGTATAGGAAAAAATAAAAAAACTGTCATAGTCTCCTAGATTTTTTAGATTTTTTAGATTTTTTAGATTTTTTAGATTTTTTAGATTTTTTAGATTTTTTAGAATGTTTTTTATATTTTCTTTTTGTAATTCCTCTGCCTAAATTAGGTGATGATGATTTAGATAATTCAACATATTGTCCAAAATCATCGTTGGAATTGCTCCAAAAAGGGTTTGGATTTTCTATATCATAAGGAGATTTATATTTAGGTTTATAATTAGGTGCTCTTTGATAAATAGTTTCTGAAAAACGCCCAGGTTTATCAATAGAATCATTATAAAAATCAATAATACCATCATTTACTTCGTTATAATCATACATATTTTCTCCGGATAATTCTTTAGCTAAATCACCTTCATAAATAATTCTAAACATATTAGGAGATAAAGATTTATAAGGACTTTCCAAAGGATTTAAATCTAATATAGGGGTTACTTTACTTTTATCAAAAGAATCTGACCTATTATTACTAATTAGTTGATTTAAATCCAATATAGGAGTAACTCTACTTTTATTATAAGAATTAGGTCTAGGCTTTGAATTTTTTATACCTCTTCCCAAAGTTCTACTTATATTTTTGTTTTTTTTTAAAGTCATTTTATATAATAATTTGATATTATTTTTTTTTTATAGTTTTATTTTTGTTAGTTTTCCTGAAATTAACAGTTTGTTTTTTTGTACATTGAAAATTACCGCGTCTAAAGCCTTTTTTTCCAAATATAGTTTTAGTACAAATGCCAATAGATTTGGTTTCATTAACAGGGTCAAGTTTTTTAATACATTTACAAAGTTTTTGAGACATAATTTTTTCAGCATTAATTTTCAAAAGTCTTTTGGATTTTGGAATATTTAATTTATAAAATTTTAAAATACTAATATAATCTTTATTTGTTAATTCGGAAGACATTTATAATAAATAACAATATTTTATTTTTGATATTTATAATCATAATATAATATATGAAATGTATTTCTAGAATAGTAGTATTTGATTTAGATGAAACATTGGGTTATTTTATGGAACTAGGAATGTTTTGGGATTCTCTATCAAATTATATAAAAAATAATAATATAAATATATCAATAGATCAAAATTTATTCAATAAAATATTAGACTTATATCCTGAATTTTTAAGACCAAATATCTTAGGTATTTTAAATTATTTGAAAAATAAAAAAGAGATAAATCATTGTGATAAATTAATGATATATACTAACAATCAGGGTCCAAAAGAATGGGCTAAATATATTAAGAATTATTTTGAAACAAAATTAAATTTTAAAATATTTGATCAAATAATAGCAGCATTTAAAGTTCAAGGTCAACAATTAGAATTATGTAGAACTACACATATGAAAACACATAAAGATTTAATAAAATGTACAAAAATTCCTGAGGATACTTATATTTGTTTCCTAGATGATGTATTTTATCCAGGAATGAGCAATGATAAGATATATTATATAAATATAAAACCATATATATACGATTTGACATTTGATGAAATGATAAATAGATTTCAAAAAAGTGGTATTTTACCTGCCGAGCCTACATCATGGAGGGATCAAATATTACATGATATGAAAAAATATTCCTATATTTATGTAGGCAAATCTGTTGAAGCACAAAATATTGATAAAATATTGTCCAAACAAATTATAAAACACCTTCATAAATTTTTTGATAATATTAAGATTGACAACAAAGATGATCAATATAATCATACTGGAATTAAACCGAAAAAAAATACAGATAATAAGCCTAATAAATTTACAAAAAACAAAAAAGTATTTAAAACTAAAACGTTCAGGAAAAAATATAATTAAATGAAACGTTCAGGAAAAAATATAATTAAATATTTGCCTTTCTTATTATAGGATTTTTATAAAAAGATTATTTACCTCTTGTAAATAGTTTTGTAATATGCTACCAATTGCGGTGGCTGTAAATATAAATATACCAGCATTAAATGCTATTTTTCTATCTAAATCTGTAAATTGTATTTTTCTAAAAGGATTAAATCTATATAATAGAAATAAACTAATATATATTTTTATATAAAACTCCAAATCATTTAAATAATTAGGAGCATGAACTGATATTTTTAAAGCTATTAATATATATAATAACCAAGATAGCAAAATTACTATATCAAACGATCTATTTTGAAGAATATATAAATGATCATTTTTCATTTATATATTTTATATATAATAATAATTATCAAATTTTGTAACAAAATATTTACCCTTAATTTTACGTAATATAAATTTCTAATGTTCTTGCGCTAGGATCTTTAGATTCTATATATTTTGGCATCCAATAATATGGAACAATAGTTTCGCAGTTTGGATAATATAAAGAAAATATTGTTTTATAATAATCTTTTTCCAATTCTATATCTGGAATACAATTTGAATCAGTTTCATTATTCATTTTATAAGCAATCTTTTCTTGTAAAATTTTAAATAAAGAACGACCTTGACTACTTACACCGTCGCTAAATGCTTCTTTCTTTCTCCATAATATTTCATCTGGTAGAATTTGTCCACCTTCATTGTTCTGGAAGTTTGCTTTTGTAAAACTTTCTCTTAATAGATATTTTTCTATTGAACCCTTGAAGAATATACTATTCAATTCGTTTACTTCGTTTACTTCGTTATAATAATTATTATGATTTCTATAATGAGAAGGAATAGATAATATAAAATTTACAAAATTTCTATCCAAAAATGGTGTTCTTGGTTCCAGTCCATTAGAAGAAATACTTTTGTCTGATCTTAATACATCATATAAATGTATATCTTTTAATAATCGTCTTGTTTCTTTATCAAATTCAATATTATCTGGACATTTATTCATATAAAGATAACCTCCTAATAATTCATCTGAACCATCCCCATTGAATATTACTTTTGCTTCCGAATTATTTGAAATATATTTACCTAATAAATAATTACCAATACTTGCTCTAACAGTTGTTGTATCGTAACTTTCAATAGCTTTAATTACTTCAGGAATTGATGAAAACATTTCATCCTCTGTTACTATAATTTCTCTGTGATTTGATCCTAGATAATCAGCTACAATACGAGCATATTTCAAATCTTCCGAACCTTTTAAACCAATACTATATGTTTCTAATTTAACCATCTTATTATTTTTTTGTAAAAAATTGTTTACTAATGCTGCTATTAAACTACTATCAAGTCCTCCTGATAATAAACACGCAATAGGTCTTTCAGTTGTTGAACATCGTTTTTCAACGGCTATATTTAAATAAGAAGATATATTTTTAAATAAATTTTTTTCAATTGTATCTTTATTTTCAGGTTTTAACCAATTGTGAGAGAAACTTGGTAAAAAATATGTAATGTTTTCTCCATTTTTAATAGGTTCCCAACAAGAATTTACTATATTAGACAAATTAAAAATAGTGTATGTTCCAGGCTTAAATTGTTCTATAATATAATTATTCTTATTATAATTTTTATTATTAGAATTGTAGAAAAACTCTAAACATTTTAACTCTGAAGAAAATCCATATAAATTACATTTATCTGTATCATTTTTATTATTATTTTTTAAATAATATAATGGTCTAACGCCTAGCGGATCCCTAGCTACAAATAATTTATTATTTAAATCCGATGCTAACCGATTATCATATAATATAAAAGAAAATACACCATCTAACATAGTTAAAGTTTGTTCAATTCCATATTTTAGATAAAGATGAATGATGACTTCACAATCTGAATCTGTAGTTGGTTTTACATTCATGTATTCATACAATAATTTATAGTTATAAATTTCACCATTACAAATCAATATTACGTCATTTATTTCTAACGGTTGGTTAGATTCATTATTCAAACCATTTATAGCTAATCTATGAAATCCTAAAACCATTTTCATATATTTTGTTTCCAATTTAGAAAATTCTGGACCACGCTGTTTACCTTTTACAAATTCTCTTTTAATAACATCAATTTGAATATCATTATTGTTTAGAAGACCAAAAATTCCGCACATATTTTTTTTACTTCGTTATAATAATATATACGATTGTATTTAAACAATTTTTTATTATTATATATAATATTTATATATATCAATGAATATAAATAGTTTTTCAGATCAACCAAGTTCTTTAAGACAGCAAACCATATATCAACGATCATACGAAAGAAATATTCCATCTAATACTTTACAACCATATTTAGAGCAACGACCTGTTCAAACTAAATTTACTATACTGCCTATAATTGATCCTAGAAAACAAATAAATATTCCATTACTTCAACAACCTACTTATAATACTGAAACTATGTTTAATCCAGGCAATGATTTTGGACCTTGGTCGGGTTATTCAAAAAATGTAAATCACGAATCTGAATTAAGAAATCAAATTAATGCTTTATCTTCCTGTAGCAAAGCCACATATGTTCCATCCAGTAAAAGTAGTTTATATCAATTCAATTGGCAAAATCAAAATCATCTATCACAACCATTTCCAGATTTGTTTAATAAAGAAAAATTTTGCCCGACAAATCCTAATCCCAATCCTGATAAAATAGGATTTCAATTATTTAATAACGCAACTAGACAACAGGTAAAAGATTTAACTGAAACAACATGTGATTAATAAATATTTTTCTTTTTTCTTCGTTATAATCTTTATATTATTTAATTAAAACAATATAAAGAGGAATGGCTGAAGACCTAGTTAACCAAATTACTCTTAATTGTCTAATAAGTAAAAATCAACTTCAAAAACTTAACAAAAAATTAAATGAAAATACTGAAAATAATAGAAAATCAAATAAAGATATTTATGAGGATAGAATTAAAACTTTATTTTATGATTTATTAAAAGATCGGAAACCAGATAATCTATTGGAAGATGTAAAAACCGGTTTTGATTTTTTTTTAGATAAATGTATATATTATTTCAAAGCAGTAGATAATAATGAAATTTTAGAAAAAGAAAGAAATAATACTTTATATGATTGTGATATTATAAATGATGATATTGATTTTGAAAAAGAGGAGAAAGATATTGAAAGAGGAAATTATAAAGAAAATGAGGATGAAGAAGATGAAGAAGAGGAAGATGAAGAAGAGGAAGAAAAAATAAATAGTACGTTTGTAAAACCAAAATATTTAAATAAATCAAATATTTCAAAAGGTGTAGAAAATATTCAACAATTGCCTTTAAATTGGTTTCAAAATATAAGACAAAATTATAAAAAAAATAAAATTATACCTAGAAAAAAAGAAATAATAATAGATGAGAATTCTTTTAGTTTTGAAAAAAAGAAAATATAAACAATTTATATGAAGCATAAAAAAACAAAAAAAAAATCACAAAAGAAAGGTCGTAAACTTACAAAAAGTCGTAAACTTACAAAAAGTCGTAAACTTACAAAAAGTCGTAAACTTACAAAAAGTCGTAAACTTACAAAAAGTCGTAAACTTACAAAAAGTCGTAAACTTACAAAAAAAGAAGTATTTGTAAAATTAAATTGTAGTCCAGAAAATAAAGATAAAGATTATACCTGTTATACAGATGAAGATTTGGTTAAGTTAAAAGAAATGTGGAATTCTAGGCATCCAGATAAACCTATTTTGGAAACTGAATCTAAAAAAATATGGGAAAAGCTAAAAAACTATTATACTAACATATGTAACAAAGAATCATGTTGGATAAGGCAAATGACAAAAAATACGCTAATGGAAAAAGAATTATTAAATGCGTTTGCTCCTGAATCCCCAAAAGAATGGAAAAAAAATCCCAATGAATGGTTATCTAGTTTAGATATAATAGAAGTAATGAACCAATATGAAAAGAAATATAAATGTTTTGATTTTTTAGGACCTTCTCCAATAGATTATGACACACATAAATTATATGGTGAATGTGTTTGGGAAGAATTATGCCATTTTAGTTTACAAAATCAAATAAAAAAAGGTCATACAAAAATTGGTGTAATTTTTAACACTGATCCACATTATAAAGGCGGACAACATTGGATTTCATTATTTATAAATATTAAAAAACATACGATTTTCTTTTTTGATAGTGCTGGGGATCCAATTCCCGATCAAATAAAAAAATTTGTTGATACTGTTATTGAACAAGGTACTAAACTAACAAATCCCATACATTTTAAATTTGACGAAAATTATCCTGTAGAACATCAATATGATAATACTGAATGTGGTATTTACAGTTTATTTTTTATTGTTCATATGTTAGAAGATAAAATTACAGGAAACTATTTAAAAACACATGTATTGAAAGATAAATATATGGAACAGTTTAGAAAGGTATATTTTAATAGTGAATTATAACTAATAATAATTAGTTATATATATACTTAAAAAAAAATGATATATAAAACTGATTTAAAAAATAGACATTATATTGTATAACAACTAACAAAATGAGTGGATTTACTAGAAATGATATGTGGGGCGCAATTAGTCATTATTGTTTTAAGAATGGTCTACACATTACATATTTGGAGAAATTACGTAAATCACAATTAGAAGAAATCATCATAAAATACGATATAAATGTAGAAGAAATGTTATTTGAAATGGAGAAACAGAGAGAGTCAGAGGCAAATTTCACACAAAATTTAACAGAAAAATTCACACAAACAGTTAAAAAGGGTTTAGAAGTTTTTAAAGGTAAAATACAAATGTTGGAATCACTTTTGAATGATGAACAAAAAGAAAAATACTTGGAATATTGTGATTCACTAGAAAATCCAAATTTGTAATTGCGTAAGTAAAATAATAAGTAAAATAAATACATAAAAAATTACTTATTATTTATATAAATGAATAAATCCCAATTTGTTAATAGAGACAATTTAGAATTACTTTGGGAAGTTTTATTGGATGAATTACATATTAACAAAACTAACACTATTTTAATATCTAACGTGAAAACAATATTTGAAAGTAATATTAATTTATTTGTTTCCAGATCCAATCCAAAAACTAATATTTTAGAACAAAATAAACAGTTTTTAAATCAAGTTTTACTAGCTGTAAATCAATTACTGCCTAAACAAAATATTAAAAGAATAAATATAACAGATGAAGAAGTACCAGAAATATATAAAATTGAAGATATTCAAGCAGCACGTCAAACTGATTTTGAAAAAGAATTGGAAATAAAAAAAAAGGAATTAGAAAATTATATGATCCCAACAAAACCTAAAGAATTAGATTTTTCGGATAGAAATTTCTCATCGTTACCAAATATGGAATCATTGTTAGCTGATCAAATAGCTGAAAGAAGTTTGAATTTTGAACAAATATATAATAATTATTATAACGAAGTAAACGAAGTAAAATCAACTATTACTCCTGAACAATGGTTAACTCCCAAGAAAACTTCAGTAAATTCTGAAAAAACGGAACAAACAAAAAATATATCAAATGGACGATTAAAATATATTAATATTGATAACGATAATAATATAAATATAATTAATAATAATAAAAAGGTGTCTTTTAATGAGAATATAACTTCTAACATATTAGAAGAAGTGCCAGGATCTAATACTATCAGTATATTTCAAAAACTAAAAAAAACTAATTTAGAAAATGATGCTAATTTTCCTGTGGAACAATCAAAATATGAACAACAAAATTCAATATTACTTCCAAGACAAGAAGAAATTTTAAAAAATGATTCTAATTCTTCAAGTCTACAAAAAGTTCTATTAAATCAAAATGTTCAACAAAATGTTCAACAAAATGTTCAACAAAATGTTCAACAAAATGTTCCAATAATTTCCAATACTGAAATCGTAAAACAATTAAATGATATGAATAGTAAAATTGATAAATTATATGAAATGGTTTTTAAACTAACAAAAATAGAAGTTAATGATAAAAATATAAACGTGGATTTTTAAATTTTTTCTTTTACAATTTCATAATCTTCTCCTCGTTTTACTAATTTTCCTAATAAAATAGGTCTAACTCCTGGAATTTGTCTTGCTTGAATAACACTATTATAATCATATACTTGTTTTGTATCCATTCTTAACATATATTGTTTTCCTGTTGTTTTGAGAGTAAAAGGCCTTGCTTCCCAATCAATAATAACTCTATTTATATCAGCTACAGTATCATTTTCATCTTGAGATATACTTGGATTATAAGAAAAATCATTTACTGTTGGTTGTCCAAATGATAAACAAACTAATCCTTCTTTTGAACTAGATTTAACATGAGTAGCACAATCAATTGATGCTTCTTTTACAGCAGTTAATAATTGTGATGTCAATTGTTCTTTAATAGTTGATATTTCAAATAATTTTTGGTCTGATGTTTGTGGAACATATGGCGGCTGTTTAGAAACATCTTTTAACTTTAATTCAATAGCAAATTCACTATCTAATTGTGTCTTTGTAAATGTCATTATATAAATAAAAACTTCTACTGTTTGTAATGCTTTTGGTAAACTTTGATGTGAACAAATACGTCTTGCTCGCCCAATAACTTGTTCTAAACGCACAGGATGCCAATATGGTTCCATAATATGAACAAATCTTGTATTTCGTAGATTGATACCTTCTGAACCAGCAGATGTAATCATTAAAACTTTGATAATTTCCCCAAGGTTATTATTACTACTTTTTGCTCTTAATTGAGTAGCTATATTATTTGGTATATAATCCCATGTTCCATTATAAATATTACGAATTATTTCTCTTTCTTCCGCGTCTTCAGTTCCTGTATATAAAGCATAACATGGTTTTCCCATATCTTCTTCACTCATATTTAATTCCCAACCATCAATTCCAGTTCTTTTAATTTTAAATTTAGCAAATCCATTTGCTTCTAATGTCATAGAAAAAATGCCAATTCCCTCCATAGATCTAAACTGACTATAAACTAAATGTAATCCTTGGTGTTCAGGGTCTTCAATATTATCTAACATGGCTAAAAATTTTGGACTATATATTTTTAAACCTTCAGGTGTTAAAAATTCCTGAGAATGTGTTTGTAGATATTTTAAAGCATTTTTAATTGCTTCTTTATATTCATTTGAACCCATTTTTTCTAAAATTTCATCACCCTCTAATTCATCTGCTTCCCTTTGTATAGCATCTTCATCTTTGTAATTCTCTAATTGTAATATTTCATCTTCATTTATTTTATCAATAAAATTTTCTGCTGGATTAGATGTACCACCTTCCATTATCATGGAATAAGAATCATCAGAATCATCAGAATCAACAGAATCATCAGAATCATCAGAATCATCAGAATCATCAGAATCATTATCATCGTCCGAATACGAATCTGAACCACCTTTCTTTTTTTTTAAAGCTTTTTCTTCTGCTTTTAATCTAGCCTTTTCTTCTTTTTCCAAAGCTTTTTGTTTTTCTTTAGCTTCTTTTTCCAAAGCTTTTTGTTTTTCTTTAGCTTCTTTTTCCAAAGCTTTTTGTTGTTCTTTAGCTTCTTTTTCCAAAGCTTTTTCTTGTTCTTTAGCTGCTTTTTGTTGAGCCTTTTTTAAAGCCTTTTCATCAGCTTTTAAAATTTTCAATTGTTCTTTATTTTTAAGTAAATCAATGATTTCAACGGCTTTTTCTGGTTCCAAAGCTTTTTCTGGTTCAACAGCTTCGCTTATAACCTTTTCATTTCTAAATTCTGCTGGATTTGGACGACCTGGGGGAGTTGGCATTACAAAATTACATGCTAGACGTGAAAAAATACGATAAGTAGATGATGGCTCATTGAAAATACCATCAGTATCAACAACACCAGATGATTTCTTTTTAGGTTTCTCACTTTGTCTTTCTTGTTGCCGATAATTTTCATATATTTTAAATTGATAATCACTCATTGGAATTAATACCTCATGTCTATCAAAGTTTTTGTCATAGGAAGGTAATAATTCTTCTTGTGCCGAACGGAAATAAGATGTCAATCCAATAATTCTTCTTTTAAATTTATCAATATTTGTAATATTTCCATTATCCCGGTTTATAAAGTTATTCAAAAAATCATCTAAACTGTCGGGCAAAGCAGTATTAACAGAAAAAGAAGTGCCTTTTTCTATAGCGGTAATATCATTTTTCTTTAAAAGTTTCGTAATTCTTTTTACAAAATCATTGTCTGATAATATTCCTCTTTCTTCAAAGATTATTTCTCCTTTTTCGTTACGTGTTAATTCCCCATTATCATTTCTTTTTTCTTTCTTTTCATTTGTAACCCCTTTATAACCGGAAGATGCTGTGATTTTATTTTCAAAACCATAAGGATTACGAGTAATGGTTAATGTTTTTGAACTTGGTACATAATCTATATAATCAAGTATTTTTTCTTTAGAAAACATAGCTTGTAGCGAATCTTTAGATAATTTTATATTTGCTTCAGGATTTAAAGTGAAATTCCATGTTTTAATGTAACCTCTTAAAATATTAAATAAAATACCAATTTCATTTGGATAATTAATAATAGGAGTTCCTGTTAATAAAATCACTTTACAATTTTCAGCTCTTAATAAAAATTCATATAATAATAAAGATAAAGATTGAGGTAATAATGCGTCAGGACCTCGTTTCTTTTCTGAAAATTTAGATATCTTATTAATCTTATTTACAATTCTACTAATTAAATTATGAGCTTCATCAATTATAACTACCGCATTATCAAATATATTATTTTCAAAATTATTTGTTAAAAGTTTAAATTTATCTCTTCTTAGACCATTATAGTTTATAAAAGTATATTTATTTTTTATCATTTCGTCTAATTGATCATTTAACATTTTTTTATCTGAAGATGATAATTCCGAGTAATTCATAGGTTTAGTTATATTTACTAACCAAGCTCCATGATTTCTTCTAATATATTCTCTAGGAAGTCCAAGTGACGCGGATAAAGGATTAACTAAATCAGGATTATCATCTATTGAAACCCATTCCCAAAATTGATTCTTTCTATAAATTAAATCACCAAATTTTTTTATTTCTTCAATATAATTGCGACGTAAAGCTGCTGGTGTCATTACTATAACCTTTCTAGCACTTTTCATCCCTTCAGCAATAGCAATAGAACTATTCGTTTTACCGGAACCTAACCCATGATATAATAATAGACCTCTATAAGGAGTATATAAATTCATATAATCTCTAACAATTTTTTGATGAGTTAATAATGATACTTCACCAGTATCTTTACCAATATCGTCACAAGTAATATTTTTACTTTCATCTAATAAATCTTCTTTATAAGGTTCAAATAAACCATTAATAAAATTTACAAAAATTTCACGATTATTCATATAATAACTAGAAACTTTAACATCATAAATAGGTATAGGTGGTAAACGTTTTTCTAAAGGTGTGTCACCAATTTGAATCATTAATTCAGATCCTAAAGGTATTACTCCTCTCGTAACTTTTTTAGTAGTTCTTTGTCTAGGTTTATTTATATTTTGTTTTATTTTTTCAGCTTCATCAAAAATAATAGGCGGTTCTTCTTCTTTTTCCTCTTCAACACGTGGTCCGCCTTGAGGAAGTTCTTCCATTATATTTTTTTCTTTTTCTTCTTCTAAAAAAATAGATTGTTTTTGTAATTTTTTTGGTTTTATTATTTCTTCTTCTTCTAAAATAGGAGCTTTTGATACAGCTATTTCTTTAATGGGTTCAGGAAATTTTTTTGACACAGATGTTAGTTTCTTTTGTTTAATTTTCTGAAAAATATCTAAGGCTCTTCTACCTTCGTCTCTTTCAGCAGTAATAAATGCTTTGATTGCTTTAGTATTTTCTCCTCTTGTAGGTTCAATAATAATTTTTACACCTGGGTTAGGAAGCACATCAGGTTTTAATTTTAATTTATCTTTAAGTGTTTCTAAATGATTCATTACTTATATATTTTCAATATATAATTTTTATAATTTTAACATCTTTGAAATTTTTTTATTATTTAAAATTGAAAATATAATTTATATTTTTTAAAGATATAAATATATAAATGATAGATGTATTGGAGTCAATTCAACCAATTTCATTAAGAAAGCGTATTAAAGGTGAATTTTATAGAATGGGATCATTATATGATAATATCTATGTTATAAAAGAAGATAGTAAAATAATTTTTGTAATAGAAAAAACGTATAAAAATCAAAAAAAGATAATTTATAAATTTTTGATTTCAAATCATTATCCATTTTTACCGCCAGATTTATATATTAATAACAAAAAATACGGCCAATATTTAAAATGTCCAAATAAGTTTTTGAATGTTTTAAAATATATAAGAGGAATTGATTGTTTTTGTTGTTCTTCATGTATATGTGATGGTAATTGGACTCCTTCTATGACATTAAAATATATAATAGAAGAAAGTGAATATAATACTAATACAAAACATAATATTATGATAAAAATATTTTTAGACCAAATAAAAGAGCAATATTTAATTAGTGATATAGATTTGGATTCTTGGTTATTTCATATAGCTTGTCCTGAAGTAATTAAACCAGGAACAAAATATTTAATCTAATCAATAGGTTCAATAGGAAGATTTAACAGTTGTAATGCTTCATTACATGCTATTTGTTCAGCTTTTCTTTTAATTTTATGTTGTCCTTCGCCCAAGAATAAGAATATTTTTCCATCATTTTCTAATATATAATCTTGAACAGCTTTAAAATTATTTTGTAAATCTGTAAATGTTATAGCATCGGCAATATTCATATTATATATAGGTTGTCCAATACATAAATAAACACCCATTTTGTAACCTTCTTCAGGATCAAGATTAATTTGTAAATAATGAGGTGTAACTTTGAATTCTTTTTGTATTTTTACTTGTAAAATGTTCTTATAATTATCATCATTTTTAATTAAAGCTATCCAATCAATATGTTTTTCAAACACTGTTTCAATAAATTTTTGAGCGATTTGAAATCCTGGCCCAGTAATAAACATATTTTGAAACCATCCTTCTTCATCATTAATAATAATTTTATTAAAATCTAAAAACAAGGCTCCAATAAATGATTCAAATAAACAACCAAGTTTCTTCAAATTAGTCCTAGTTTTTTTTTCTTCAGCATTTCTTGATAAAATTAGCCATTTATGTAATCCCATTTCTAAAGCAATTTTGCCAATAGCTTCATTTTTGACAATGGCGATTTTCTTCTCTGTCATGAAACCTTCATTGCTTTTAGGAAATCGCCTATATAAAAGATATTTGGTAACACATTCTAAAATTCCATCACCCAGAAATTCAAGTCGTTCATTTGATTTAGTGCTTAAAGGTAAACAGTCAGGTGGTCTTTCAACAATAGTAATATTTTGCTGAATATTTTCAAATTCCGGCCTCTTCGTATAAGATCTATGAACAAATGCGCGTCTATATAATTCCATATTATATACTTTGGGAGGCAAACCATATCTGGAAAGAATAGATTGAACGTCGTTCAATTTAATCTCACTATTTAAAGAATTATATGGATTGAAAATTAATCCTTCGTCGGATTTAATGATGTCATCGTCGTGTAGCAAAGTCTTATTAGTATCGGCCATTGTACCTTAAGAGATATGTATTGTAGTCTTTAAGTAGTTTTAATATATAATTTAAAAATAGACTCTTACTTAGTTAAAATATTTTTTTTTATACAATATGAATTATGTTTATTTATCAAATTTTCATATTCATCATAATTTAATTTGTTAAGATATTTATATATTTTTGCTATATTACTATCTGGATCCAAGGTTTCACATATTAAATTATTTACTATCATTTTATCATGATTTTCCATTAATACATTATATAACATTTCACCATCATATTTAACTTTATATACATTATCAAATTTTTTTATAAATTTAAATGCTTCTTTGGCTTTTCCTTTATAAAATAATTTATGAAATTTACTTAAATATGTTTTTTTAGAAGGAATATTATCTGCTAATGAATTTTTTTCAAAACAAACTAAGTAATCGTCTAGTGAAACAGTTTTTGTAATATCCATTATTTTTTTGTTTGAAATAGTGTGAATATTTGGAATCAGTGTTTCAATAGGAATATCACCCTGATCAGTTTTTATAAGAGTCCCTGATGGAAAACAAATATCAGAAACAATATTACTTAATGGTTTAACTGAATAGGTCATAAACATTGAGTTTGAATCAATATGTGGAAAAAAATGACAGTGTATTGATGCTCCTATATTAGGTACATATGGTGTAGATGTTGTTTCATCAGAAGAATAATATGGCCATGTAAGAGCAAAAGATAATGATTCTTGAGGACCTATTTGCATAATATCACGACTATAAGTTTGGGTTAAGCCTAATCTTGTATCACTTCCAACACTTTCTGGTTTACTATTTATAGGTGTTAATGATGGATAAGAATATCCTGATGTAAGATGAAAATGTAAAGGATGTGAATCCCCTGTATCGGCATTTAAATACGTCCAAATTTCTGTTGATTTTAATTTTGTAGAAAAAGACCGTAAATTATCATTAAAATATCCATCGTATAAACCAATATATGTTTGATTTGGACTAATAATAAGTTGCGCGTTTCTTCTAGGACATAAAATTGGATTTTGTATATTTTCATCGTCTGTAGAATAATATGGATACCATTCTTGAATATAGTTATCATACACACCATATAGATATTCTTCATCACATGGTTCATTCACCGAGCAACATGGTCCAGATTTAGGTTTAGGCGGAGTGAGGTTTTTAATACCTGCCATAGATTTACCCATTAATTGTAATATAGCCCAACGACCTAGTATACGTATATGATAATTTGAATTATTTTTTGTTTTTATGATAGCAGATTTAATATATTTAGTAGTACCGTCTAATAAATTAACTCCATATGGGAAAAAAGACCAATCAAATGATAATATTTTAGAGGATTTCATTGTTTCTCCATTTAGGGTAATATTTGTTTTACTTAAATTATAATTTAATAAATCAACCCATTCTTGAATATTTAAATTTTCTCTTTGAGGTGTTGCTGGTAAATTAACTAAAACACTAAATATTGGTTTTTGTGTATTTTCACCATATGATATATTATTTTCAAAACCCTGAATAGTAAATTTGTCATTTGATATCATTGCTATATTTATGTAATTATCATCAGTTTGTGTTACTCTAAATTCTGATGTAGGGAGTACTTTTGGTTTATAATTATTTGGTGATTTACTATATTCTATTAATGCCTTATCTAAATTTAGCTCAGCCGAATGCCATAAATCAACATAAATACGATTGGTACCATTACAACATTCAGATACTCCATATCCATTTTTACCATCCTTATCTACTATGTAAGCATTACCTGATTCGCCATTTATGTAGTTAATATCAGTTTCGCCCCAAAGAACAATATTTCTTATTGGTGTTTCTGGAGTCACGTTAGGTATATTATAAAAATAATGTGGATTAAGACTACTTAAATAATTACTATCAATTGGTGGAATACCATTTTTATAAATTATATTATTTATTATTGGTAAGATAGTATTTATTATAGAAATATTATTTTTGTTATTTTCAGAAACATTATTAATATACAAAAAAGGACGTTTTGAATTTGTTTTTGGGATAGGATATAAACCATTAACCATAAACTGATTTACTTGTGGAATTAACGCTATTGTAGGATAATTAATGTTAGTAGGATTTTCTTGTTGATTGATATTATCGGGATCTGAGATAGGAGTAGGATAAGGAGTTGACGAATTATTTGTAAAATCAGGGAATGTTCCAGAACCATCATCATTAATTCCCAAATTTTCAGTCAAATCATAATCATAAAAGAATAAATAAGCACTTTTTATAATAGTTAAATCTACAAGAATTGAAATTCTACCACCTACAGGTATAAATTGTATAGTAGTGTTTACTGGAGCACAAAGCCCTTGATCTGTCTGAATAACATAAAATGGCACAATATTTTTTTCACTATCACATACACCTAAATATAACACACGCCAATTACCATTTGAATTCAAAATATCAAATTTTACTATATTTTCGTTAGTATTGTGATAATTTATATTTGAATAAGGAACAGATTCATTGGGGTCTGTATACCATTGAACGCTAGATATTCCATTTATCATTGTAAAGCAGGATCTATTAACGTCCACTGTTATATTCCCAAATGTAGGACATCCATTTTCTTGTAAATCAATATCAGTACAAGTAAGGACAATATGATTATCACCATAAGTAAATAAATTATTTAATGGTTGTGATATTTTATCAGTAACAAGAACTGTTCCAATTAATCCCGCAAGCGCGAGCTCAACAGAACGAAACATTGGATGCGCATGATACCATGTTAAAGCTGAATTATTTCTAATAATTGGAAGTTGAATACTAATGGTATTTCCTATATATGTACTTGGACCAAAAATTTCAAATGATGAAGCCCCATCAACTAAACCTGTATTGATTAAACCATGAAAATGTAAATTTGTAGTAAATTTGGTATTATTTATAAATTTAATTAATGGTGCGCTTCCTTGTGGAAATAATAGAGGTGGAAGTCCATACGATATCGTAATTTTTAATACATCATTAATATATACTTTACTACCAAAAATTGGAAAATGTCTTTCATCTTTTCCACATAATTCAGCGTCTGGAGAGAACTTATAATTTGTATTAAAAATTTCTATAACTACAATATCATTTATAGACAATTCTGAAAAATCTACTAAATCATGTATTGACAACTTTATCATATATATTATTATCCTATATATTTTTCAGAAAAAATAACTATTAATAAAAATATAGGAAAAAGTGTAGGACAATATGATTTGAATATGAATTTGATTGAAATTCATAAAAGCACAGCTGAAGCTGGTATAAAATTAAATATTAAAAAGCAAAATATATTTGGTGTTATTCACAATAAAAGAAAATCTGCTGGAGGATTTATTTGGAAATATTTAGATTAATTATATAAGAATATTTTTTTATATTGTTTTATTATATATATAATGGTCTACATGAGCGGGAGTCGAAATAGCCGCAACCAGGCTTCAATTGTTAATCGTCCTACATGCGGGGGTAATAAGAAAGGTGGTTTAGCACCAAGTGTTGGATGGTATTTATCCTCAAATCCTAATCTTATTGGTGCCTCAAATACTCAATACAGATTAGCCTGTGTTCCTAACAGAACAATTCAAACACAATCATATGGTTACAGAGCCACTATTGGTGGAAATATGGGTTAAAAATAAAACCTTTAGGAAAGGTTTTAACGAAGGAAGAACCAAAAAATTTTATACAACCTTTAGGAAAGGCAAATTTAGGAAAAAAAAACATAAAAAAAATAAATATATATTTAGGAAAAAATAATTTAATGACAAAGTTATTAAATTATTATAATGATCATTAAAATTGATACAAGAGAACAAGAACTATTTAAAAAATGTGAAGCAACTATTAATGCTGTTCCAAAATACAAAGATATCCAACTTATTTCTGAGAATCTTCCTTTAGGCGATATTATTATTAATGATGGGACAAATGATTGTTTAATTATTGAACGCAAGACTCTGACTGATTTAGGAGCAAGTATAAAAGATGGTCGTTATGAAGAACAATCTTATCGCTTAAATGGTATTCAACATCATAATCACAATATAATTTATCTTATTGAAGGAGATATGTTTCGTTTCAATACTTTTAAAGAACGAATTGATAAACAAACGCTTTATAGTGCGATGTTTTCAATTAATTATTTTAAAGGATTCTCTGTTATGCGTACCAATACTATTGATGAAACCGCTATGATTTGTTGTAATATGACTTATAAACTTGTTGGAGGATTAAAGGCTGGTAAAATTGGTTATTATTTAAATAAAATAGGAGATAATTTACATACTATTTCAGAAGAAACAGTTTTAGAATCTGAAAAAAACGAAGAAAAAGATTACTGTACTGTAGTTAAAAAGGTTAAAAAAGATAATATTACAATTGATAATATTGGCGAGATTATGTTATGTCAAATTCCTGGTATTAGTTCCGCTTCTGCTTTAGCAATTTTTAAAGAATTTAAAACATTACCCAATCTTATTACTTGTTTAAAAGAAAACAGCTCTTGTTTAAATAATATTACTACAACCGATGCTAATGGAAAAAACAGAAAAATCAGCAAAACCGCAATTGCTAATATTATTAAATTTTTGTTAGTTTAGTAATTCAAGGATATAAACTTTTTATTTCTTTTTATTTCTACTTTTTCTTCTTTTTGCTGTTTTTCTTCTTTTTATACCTCTACCTTTTGAATTTGATAAAGAACTAGAACGTTTTGTTTTTGTAGTATTAAATCTATCTCTGGCTGTTCTATAATCTTCTCCTATAAATGATATACTTGGTGTAATATCTTCTGGTTCTATTCTTTGTTCACTAATAAATTGTTTTAATTCATTTATAGTTTTATTTTTCATACTTTTTTCTATTGATGTTGGTTCCATTATTTCCAAAAATTTAAATCCACTTCTATTATTAAAACCAAATGGTTTTCCTCTATTTTTATGAGGATTTACAATAAATTCTACATTTTCAAAATGATTATAATCTCCACGTTGATTAGTACCAATAAAAGTACCTTTATACACAGTTTTTCTATTTCCTCTTGTTTCTTGTATAAAATAATTTCTCCCATGTTTCAAACGAGTTTTATTTACTTCTTTTTTTGGCATCTGACTAAATTCTTCAAAAGTAATTGATTCCATTTTATATAAATATAATATTAAATATTAAAATATAATTCTAAAGAAAATAGACGTATATAAATATTATTTATCAGTTATAACAGCAGGAGATTTAACATTATCTAAATCAATCATAATAGATTTTTTAAATGAAGCTGAATTTAAAATAAAATCAGAAAATGTTGATCTAGTTGCGCCAATAAAAAAATTATTCATTTTTCTAGCTAATAATAAATCTCTTAGCGCATTACATTCACGACCATCTGATAAATTACTTTTTTTTGTAAAAAATTTATATCCGTTTTCATATAAGAATTTAATTATTATATTATCTTTATTATATGTATTTACAATAGTAAATGATTCCTTATTAATATATTTTTTTATTAGATATAAATATTTATCTACTAAAAGCACTTTAAATAATAAAGCAGACATATTATTTCTTTTGGACCAATGATTTACAGCATCATCTTCTATTCTTAAATGAATTATATTAATTTTAACATCATTTCCTAATTTGTCATGTATTTCTATTATTAAATTATTAGATAGATTATAAAAATGATTTTGAAATTGAATATTATTATATATTTCAAAAAAATCACCATAACTTATCCAATTATAATCTAGATCAGAATATGTAAGAACTGAATATTTTTGAAATAGATTTTCTAATGTATTTGAGTCAATATTCACACTACTTTTTTCTTTCAATTCTACATTATATTTTTTTAAATATTTATTTGTAACTGGCAGATTAATTATTTCACCATATGGACAAGATATAAGGCTTTTATTATCTTTAAGAAAATTATCTAATACAACATACTTTTTATTATGTTTTGAAGCATATAATATTGTATTTATTACAAATGACAATTGATTACATAGACCATTTGCTATTCCAAAATGTGGTCTCATAAAAATAGTATTTTCCATATAATAATATACTTATAAATTTAATTATATAAATAAACTAAATATTTTTTAATTCAAAATTTATTTTATGTATTTTTAGGCATTAGAATTATTATTTATTTAAACTTTTCTATAAAATATTCCCACTTTTTTTACCAGTTATTATATATATATGAAACAAGACGAATTTTTTAAAATTATTGGTATTTTGATAGTATCTTTTTTTATTATTTATATGGTTGTCAAAATGTTTAAATTACAGGCGACTGTGCTTGAAGGTTTAACGAATGGATCTGATAATTCCGATTCATCTTTATCTTCTAGTAATGGTGAAGCTGGAACAGCTGCTTCATATGCCGCGACAATTAAAGCTCAAACAGTTAAACTACAAGATGAACTTTTAATTTCTAAATATAGAAAGGATTATGAAACTGTAATAATTAATTTAGATGATTATATTGGTTATCTAATGATTAAACAAGTTTTAAATATGAAAGTTAGTGATAATTTACAAGCTAATATGGTATCAATTAATAATCTAAATAGTTTGAAATCAGCTAAAGATTCATTAAACACGACAATGACATTTTTAGATAAGCAATAAAAAAAAATTAATTATACAACGAAATAAAAAATAATATAAATAAAAATTATTTATATTATTTTAATTATTTTTTATTTAAGGAACATATATGCTAACATTATTATCTTTATAATAACCAGCATCTGTTAAAGCTTGTGTATATTCCGCACCGCCCCAATTTGGATCCATTGGATTATCACTATAAAGCATATTATAATCAGAATTTTTTATTTGATCTAATGGTGTAATAGATCCTACATAATAACTTGATTGATCAAATGCTGGATAACTATTTTTATTATATGGTTGATCATTTCTAGTAGCGTCTACTAATGGTGTAAATTTCAATGGTAAAGATACGGGAGGTGTAGGTGGTAAACCTCCTTGTAATTCATTAACACTGGGTCTTACTTTGTAAACACGATTTCCTTGCGCGTCATAGGTGTTCTGTACATAAAGCACTGGACAACGAATTCCAGCACCACGTTGCCATTCTAAAAATTCATTATATTCTTCTAAATTATTGAATTCAATAGGATTAACACCTGGAACTTGAGCAATATTTGAATTATATAAATAATATTTAGAACCTTTTTGAATTAAAAGATTGGGACATCTTAATTCACCATTCATGGTTGTTAGTTGTTCAATTATCTTTGGGTTTTTTGAATATAAAATGAATAAATAAATACCACCTAAAAATATAATGATCATAAATATTATTTTTAGTATTGCGTTTGACATATATAATATACTTTCATAAAATATTTTTTTGAAAGTATAATATATAATGCGTGTTTTACATATTAATTCAGAAAAGGATGTAAAAAAATTAGAAACACTAGATAAATTGATTAAGAATAATTCAGATGTATTTATTCTTATCTATATGGATGGTTGCGGGCCATGTAATGCTACACGACCAGAATGGAATAAGTTGGAACATGTTTTAAAAGATCAATACGCAAATAATGATACATTAGTAGTTGTAGATGTTAATAAGAATTTTTTACCAAAACTTAAGAGTGTAGGTCAAATTGATGGATTTCCTACAATGAAATATATAAATAACCATGGAAAAGATATTCAGTCTTATGAAGATAGCTCTATTAATAAAAAGGATCGCTCCACAGACTCATTTATTAATTGGATTGAATCAAAAATAAATACTGTAATTTCCACTACTTCGCCATATGACGTTTATAATAGAATACATAAATCAGAAAAAAAAAATTCTAGACGTTATTCTAGACATAATAAGACAAGTAATCATAAAAAAACAAGACATCATAAAAAAACAAGACATAATACAAAAAGAGGTGGTAAATGGTCTAGAAAATATAAGGCAAGTATTGATTGTTCAAACCCTAAAGGATTTTCGCAAAAACAATATTGTAAATATGGACGCAAATAATATTATTTAGAAGAACTTAAAGAGCTTTAAGTAGTTTTAAAATAATATTATTTATTTAGTTATATATTTAGTTATAAATAATTATCTTTGGAATATCCGATAACAGCACAAGCTATTCTTTTACCAGCATTTCCTGTTTTGAGACTTTCCGCATTTCCACCTTGTCCACAATCATCTGGATCCTCATGTATTATTAATCCTCTACCTAAAATATTCGCTTTAGTCCCACGCAATTTAATAAAATCATCCAAAAATGAATATTTTGCTTCCCCTTTGTTGTTAGTTTGAAGATTTCCTAAATCTCCTACATGTCTTTGTTTCATTCCTGGACAACCATGTGTTAATCCATAAGGATTGAAATGAGCACACATACTTTTACATTTATCTGTTAAATCTCCTGCTTCATGAACATGAAAACCATGTAATGAATTTGATTTTAAACCAGTTAAAAATACATCTATTTTTATTTTTGAACCAAATTCAGTAAAATTTACAGTCCCTTTAATATCGTCATTAACAAAAACAGCAATTGCTTTTATTGGTTTACTTGTCATAATTATAAAGTAATTACAGAAATTTTATATAAATTTTGAACAATTTACTTAATTATTACAACTTCTTTCGCCACATTAGAAATTATTTTATTAATATTTTTCTTTTGTTCTTCCTCTGTTGAACCGCTCATAGAGTTCATGACTAATTTTAAATACTTATCATTTGTTTTTGAACTTGAATCATTATAATCTGGATTTTCTTTTATCCATTCAGGAATCATTTTCATATTTTTATGAGCAATAGTTTTTATTGCTTTGATAATTTTTTCATTACCTTCATTTTCCTTTTCCCATTTATCCTGATCTTTTATATATATGATTTCTCTTTTTGAATCACTACAATGTAAAGGTCTATAATGAGTATCTAAATCTTGTAGACCATTTAAAAATATCTTTGAAATACCTTCGGAATAGCCTAGCCTAGCGGTTTCTTCTAAATCTTTAACACTAACAACTAATGAATTAACAAAATCACTAATATTCATAGCATCTTTACAGGTTTCATTTAAAAATACATTCAAATTAAATTTATTATGACTATTTACATTGTTAGTATTGTTATAATTGTTTCCACTGTTTTTCGCAAGTTCAACAATTTGTTTTGTTAGTTCTTGATTTTGTTCAACCATCTTTAAAACTAATTCAGTTAATTGTTGTGTATTATTATTCGCAAAAACTTCTGCTACAGTTGGTTCTTTACATTTCTTAGAATGTCTCCATAATCCATCCCTTCCTTTATAAGTATTTCCGCAATTCTTACATTTAAATTCTTTTTGTAAATTTTGGGATTTTTGGGGATTTTTTGTTGACAGATCACATATATTAGTCAAATTTATATGTTTCAGTGTGGCTAAATGTTTTATATAATCTTTTTTGTTATTGGTTTTGTATTCACAGTGATGACATAAATACTTGGCATTTTTTTGGGGATTTATTATTGACATTTGTTGTATATTATGTCAACAGAAAAAAATCCCCTAAATTTACCCAAAAAAAATAAAAAAATTGTCGTAACAAATTAAAACGTCTTATTTTCAAATTTTAGAGCATTATCGTCACATTTCTGTTTTCAGAGGGTCTTTTTCAAGACTTTTTTGGGATTTTCATTTTTGGACATTTATTTTTGTCCATTTTCAAAAACCAAATCACTTTTATGAATCGAAATTCCTTACTGAAAAACACTACCTAAAATATATATATATTTTCATTACCATTTATGGTAACAATACAAATAAAATAATCGTTACGATATTTTTCAAATATAAAAAATTTAAAGTATAAAAAATTGAATTAAAAATATTGAGTTAACTATAGTTAATATAATAACAAATGGAACATATTTTCAAATTATTTGAGTTTAATATTTATAATGATAAAGGATTAGATAAGGAATCTGATTCGGATGATTATACAGAAGTAAAAAAAAATTATAAAGATACTGGTCGTTTTATGATTCAAATGTTTGGTATCAATGAAAAGGGTGAAAAAGCATCCATATTAGTTGAAGATTACAATCCATTCTTTTATGTAAAAGTGGATAATAATTGGGGGCAAAGAAAGAAAACCGCATTTTATAATCATTTAAAATCAAAAGTTGGCAAATATTATGAAGATTCAATTATAGAATGTAAATTAATTGAAAGAAAAAAATTATATGGGTTTGATGCTGGTAAAAAACATAGATTTATAGAAATAAAATTTACAAATATAAACATTTATAATAAGGTAAAAAATTTATGGTATCAAGATTCTACAAATGAGGATGGCGAGAAAGAGCGTAAATTATTAAAAAATGGATATAGTTTTGTATTTAATAACGAAGTAACTTATATTGAAATTTATGAAGCTAATATTCCTCCATTATTACGTTTCTTCCATATTCGTGAAGTTAGTCCAGCAGGTTGGGTAGCATTACCTATAAAAAAAACAATACAAATTACAGGAAATAATAAAACAACAACATGTGATTATGAATTTATAATAAATTACAAAAATATAATACCATTGAATTCTAAGGAAGATAGTGTTCCTTATAAAATAATGAGTTTTGATATAGAAGCATCAAGTAGTCATGGTGATTTTCCAGTTCCAATAAAATCATATAAAAAGTTAGCAACAAATATAGTAGATTATTTTGCTAAATTAGGAGAAATAAATGATGAGGAAATAAAAAAGATATTACGGAATATATTGAGTGCTGCGTTTGGATTTCAAAAAATGGAAAATATAGATTTGGTATATCCAAAAGAAGAGTTAAAAGATATAAAAGATTTAGAAAATAGAATAGAAAGTTGGTTAAAAATAAAAGTAAGAGATTGTAATGAACGAGGAAATGAAGAACATATTTTAGAAACATTATTTGAAAACGCGAATAAACTTTTGTTAAAAAAAGAAGTAGAAGAAAAGGAGATTTTAGATGATTCGGATGATGATTCTATAGATGAAGTTTTAGAAGAAGAAAAGTATTATCCAAATTATGTAAATCAATATAATAAAAGTCAAATAAAAAATAAAGAATTAACAATAGTGGATATATTATGTGATAAAAAATTTGAAAGAGAGGATAAAATAAATGAATTAATAAGAACACTAAGAAATAATTTTCCAGCATTAGAAGGTGATAAAGTAACATTTATAGGTTCAACATTAATGAAATATGGAGATAATGATCCATATTTAAATCATTGTATAGTGTTAAATTCTTGTGATGAAATGCCAGTAAAAAATTCACAAATTGAAACATATGAAACAGAAAAAGAAGTGTTATTGGCTTGGACAAGATTAGTTCAAAGAGAGAATCCAGATATAATAATAGGTTATAACATATTTAGTTTTGATTATGAGTTTATGTTCAGAAGATCACAAGAGTTGTATTGTGTAGAAGATTTCTTAAAATTATCAAGAAATATAAATGAGATTTCAGCATCAGTAGATTATAAAAATCCTTCAAAAATAGACATAGATAGAAGTTCAACTACGTTAGCATCGGGAACATATGAATTAGCAATTATAAAGATGAATGGTCGTTTACAGGTGGATATGTTGAATTGGTTCCGAAGGACAGAAAATTTGACATCATATAAGTTGGATTATGTAGGGGGACATTTTATAGGAGATGAAGTGAAATCGCTCCTACATATATGTAGGGACGAAACCGAAGCAACTCGTGTTCAAACAAATAATATGACTGGTTTACAAGTGGAAAGTTATATTCATTTTGAAGAAATTAATCATAGTAGTGATTATTATAAAGATGGTCAAAAATTCAAAGTAATAAAAGTTTGTAAAGAGGAAGGATGGTTTGAAGTGTTGGGAAATGAGAATCCATCTGCGAAAAAAGTTAAATGGGGATTAGCAAAAGATGATGTGACACCTAAAGATATTTTCAGAATGACAAATGAGGGACCAGCATCAAGAGCAATTATTGCGAAATACTGTATTCAGGATTGTAACTTGGTTCATTATTTATTTAATAAAGTAGATGTTGTAACTGATTTAGTTGAAATGGCCAAATTATGTAGTGTACCAATGAGTTTCTTAATATTTAGAGGTCAAGGTATCAAATTAACAAGTTATGTAGCTAAAAAATGTAGAGAAAAAGGTGTATTAATGCCATGTATTAATAAAGGATCAAAAGATGACGGTTATGAAGGCGCAATTGTATTAAATCCAAAATGTGGTTTATATTTAGATGATCCAGTATGTGTTGGTGATTTTGCTTCATTATATCCAAGCTCAATGTTATCAGAGAATTTATGTCCTAGCAGTAAAGTTTGGACAAAAATTTATGATTTAAATGGTAATTTAGTTTTAGAATCTGGAGAAAAGGATTCAGAAGGTAATTATTTGTATGATAATTTAGCTGAATATGAATACGTAGATGTTAATTTTGATACATATCGTTATATAAGAAAAACTCCAAAGGCAAAAGCAGAAAAAGTAAAATCTGGATATAAATTATGTAGATTTGCTCAACCATTAACTTTAGAAGGTATAGAAGAAAAAGCTATTATGCCTGCTATTTTACAAGAATTATTGAAAGCTAGAAAAGATACTAGAAAATTGATACCAGAAACACAAGATGAGTTCATGAAAAATGTTTTGGATAAAAGACAGCTTGCTTATAAAGTTACAGCTAATTCACTATATGGTCAATTAGGCGCTAAAACAAGTACATTTTATGAACCTGATATTGCTGCGTCAACGACAGCAACTGGTCGCTTACTATTAACTTTTGCGAAAAAAGTTGTTGAAGAATGTTATGCGGATAAAAATGTTGACACAAAATATGGTTTTGTAAATACTAAAGCCGAGTATGTATATGGAGATAGCGTAGCCTATTATACACCTGTTTTCATAAAGGTCAATGGAAAAATAGATATTTTAACAATTGAACAATTAGGTAAAAATTATGGAAATAATAATTGGATTAAATGTATAGAACCAGGTAAACAAGAAAAAGAATTTTGTGAATTAAATAATGTAGAAACCTGGACAGAAAAAGGTTGGACTAAATTATTTCGTGTTATCAGACATGTATTATCGTCAAATAAAAAAATGTTAAGAATATTAACAGATACAGGTTGTGTAGATATTACAGATGACCATTCTTTAATACAAAAAAATGGAAAAGAAATTTCTCCAAAAGATGTTCAATTAGGAATGGAATTATTACATAATCCACTTTTAGAAATTTTAATTGATGAAAATAATAAACAAAGTTTATCAAATAAAAATAATTATATGAAGAATTCATATTTATTTAATTCAATGTTAGAGGCAGCCAAATTTACTAATTATTTAAATAATAATAAAATAATGTTTTGTTTGTATTCAATTAATGATGAAATAATAATTTATACAGGAATTAAACAATTAAAAAATCCGATAGCTATTAAAAAGATGAATGAAATTCATTATTCTGGATTTGTATATGATTTAACAACTGATAATCATCATTTTGCTGCTGGTGTTGGTAACCTTATAGTTCATAATACTGATTCAGTATTCTTCAAATTTAATTTAACAGATAAAGAAACAGGAGAAAAAATTTTGGGCGAAAAAGCATTAGAATTATCAATTGAAATAGCACAAGAAGCTTGTCATAATGTTTCCAAAGTATTAAAACAACCCCATGATTTTGAATATGAAAAGACTTTTATGCCTTTCTGTTTGTTATCAAAGAAGAGATATGTTTCAATAAAATATGAATTTGATCCAAAAAAAGGAAAAAGAAATGAAATGGGTATAGTATTAAAACGTCGTGATAATGCGCCAATAGTAAAAGATATTTATGGTGGTGTAATAGATATTTTAATGAAAGAAAAGAATATTCAAAAAGCGATAGATTATGTAAATAAATGTTTACAAGAATTAGTAGATGGTAAAGTTCCAATTGAAAAATTAATAATTACAAAGTCATTGCGTTCATTTTATAAAAATCCGCAAGGTGTAGCACATAAAGTTTTAGCCGATAGAATTGGTCAAAGAGATCCTGGTAATAAACCAACATCAGGAGATAGGATACCATTTGTTTATATTATTACAAAAGACTCTGTAAAAAAAAGTAAAAAAGTTTTACAAGGTGATAAGATAGAAACACCAATATTTATCAAAGAAAATAATTTGAAAATAGATTATTCATTTTATATAACAAATCAGATAATGAAACCATTATTACAACTATTTGGTCTAGTGTTAGATGATATATGGTTAAGTCAAAAGCCACCAAGAAGAGCAAAGATTTCTAATTTTAAAAAAGAGATAGAGAATATAAAAGCATTAGAAGAAGATGAAAAAAAATGTGAAAAAAAGATAAATAAAATAAAGGATAAAGAAGTCCAAGCATTAATATTTGATAAATATTTAAGAGATACAAATAATACGAAAGAAGGAAATCAAAATTTAACAAAATTCTTTACAAAAAACAAATTAGAAATAATTTTATAACGAAGTAGAGAAATTATAATTATTTAAAAATTAATAATAATAATTTATTTTTTTATCCAAACAATGAAAATACAGATTTATTTGTATTTTGTTTTAATTTTAAAACTAATTCAGTAAGGGTTGATACATGTTTTTCTAATTGATTAATACGATTTTTCAAATTATAATCATCATCTTCAAAATAAGATTCTTCATCAGAAATTGTTTCTTCATCATCTTCATAATCGTCTTCTAAGTCTTCTAATTCATCATCATCTTCCTCAGTTTCATCAATAAAATTATTTATAATATTATCATCATATTCATCATGAGTATGTTTTCTTATAACTTCCATAGGAGAATTTAATCCATAATAATTACTATATAAAACATTATATTCTGCCAATCCTTGTTCGTCTAATTTAAATATAATAGCATTAGGTGTTCTTTTATGTTTTAAAGCAATATCATCAATAGATAATTTTAAAAGCTCAAATTCTCTTTGTAAATTTAGGCATTCTTTAATAGTCCAACGGTTTCTAAATCGTTTACACTTATCCATATTATTAATATATAATACATAATGTCTTTAAATTATTTATTTATTATAATTTCTTGTTATTGGTCTACGGGTTTTTTTAATAAAAATAAATAATTTTAAACAATATTATTCAAATATTCATTTTCGGAATCACTGTCATCATTATTATTACGATCATTTAATGTGGAAGAACTACTTATTATTGTTTCATACAATAAAATATTATGAGAAGGATCAAAAATTAACCTATCATTTTCATTATTTTGTTGTAAAATATTTTGAAACATTCTTGTTGTAATATTATTCAATAATTCATTAGATAATAGATTGTTAGTTATATCAAAAGCAATCTGATCTATTTGGTTGGTTTCAGAATTTCTAATAATATTAACATTGGAAAATAAATTATTTTCTCCATTACTAGAAGTTGTATTATTTATTGATGGATTGTTAGAAGTTGTATTATTTATTGATGGATTGTTTGAAGTTGTATTATTTGTTGATGTATTATTTGTTGATGTATTATTTGTTGATGGATTGTTAGAAGTTGTATTATTTGTTGATGGATTGTTTGTTGATTGATTGTTTGAAGTTGTATTGTTTGAAGTTGTATTATTTGTTGATGTATTGTTAGAAGTTGTATTGTTTGAAGATCTTTGGGAACTTCTATAATTTCTTATATCATATCTACATACTGGACAACGAACATTACTATTAAACCATGTTTGAAAAGAATTCTGACAAAATATATGACCGCAATGAATTATTTGTCTAACCATATCATCAGAATTAAAGTGTTCTAATGATATTGGGCAATTTTCATATAAAGGATTTTCAATATCGCCATATTTAATAATTCTAGAAGAAATATTAATTTGTTCATTAGTTGGTCTAACAATGACATTAGTATTTAAAAAATTAGACAAAAATGAAGATACCTCGTTATTATTATTTCTAAATAAATTGTTAGTTTGTTCACGATTGTTAGTTTGTTCACGATTGTTACTTTGTTCACGATTGTTAGTTTGGCGTCTATTATTAGTTTGTTGAGTAATATTGCTATAAATTGATGGATTGATTGGATTATTATAATCATAAAAAATAAAGTTGTTCTGTCTTTCCTGATTAAATAAATTATCAATGTGTCTATTTAAAAATGTATAGGGAGTTCTAGTTGTTCTATGATTACGATTATTAATATTAATTGTATTTTGTATATTATTACGTATATCATCTAACATATCATATAAACGTGTAATTTGTGAATTAACTAAATTATATTGAGAAATATACATATCTATTAAACGATGCTGATCAGGGGATAAATTAATATTTGACATACTAATATAATATATTATACAAAATATGTTTAAATATAAACTAATAAATAAATTAATATAAATGAGTTTTGAAAAATATAAAGATAAGGGATTATCCGGATTGACAAATTTAGGTAATACATGTTTTTTAAATTCAACAATCCAAGTTTTGTCACATACATATGAATTAAATAATTTTTTATCATTAGAAACTTATAAAAAGCGTTTAAATAATAAATATGATTCAGCATTATTATTAGAATGGGATGGATTAAGAGAGATATTATGGAAAGAAAATTGTATAGTTTCACCTTTTAAATTTGTAAAAACTGTTCAAAAATTAGCTCATATAAAGGGTCAGGATATGTTTACAGGATTCAATCAAAATGATTTACCAGAATTTTTAATATTTTTAATAGATTGTTTTCATAATTCATTAACACGTGAAGTAAATATGACAATTGAAGGCGAAATTAAAGACGATAAAGACAAGATAGCCGTTAAATGTTTTGAAAGAATAAAACAAATGTATGAAAAAGATTATTCAGAAATATTGGCATTATTTTATGGAATACAAGTTTCACAATTAGAAAATGCCGAAACAGGAAAAAAAATGAATATGACACCTGAACCATTTTTTATAATAAATTTACCAATTCCTGAAAATAATAAATCACCAAATTTATTAGATTGTTTTGATTTATATGTTGAAAGTGAATTATTAGATGGAGAAAATAAAATTACTGATGAAGAAAGTGGTAAAAAAGTTTCTGCTAAAAAAAATATAATGTTTTGGAATTTTCCAAATATATTAGTTATTGATATAAAAAGATTCAATGCGATGAATAGAAAAAATCAAGTCTTGATCAATTTTCCAATAGAAAATTTGGATTTATCCAAATATGTAATAGGATATAATAAAGATTCATATATTTATGATTTATATGGAGTTTGTAACCATAGTGGTTCTGTTATGGGAGGTCATTATACATCATTTGTAAAAAACGCAAATGGAAAATGGTATCATTATAATGATACTAGTGTTTCAGAAGTTGGAATGACTCAGCAAATAATAACCCCAAAGGCATATTGTTTTTTTTATAGAAAACGATAAAATAGTAAATAATAGTAAATAATATAAATTATTAAAACAAAAAAAAAATGATAATTATTTTGATCTATATATAATATATATATATGGATGATTCAACAAATACAGTAAATGTGGGTTTAGGAACGGTAGCGGATAATACATATGATTATATAAATAATTTATTATCAAATCCGAGTTTAGTTATAATTTTAGTAATTGTAATAATAATTTACGTGATAATTTTTCTATCTTTAGGAAGTTCAAATTCAAATTCAAATATGACCTCAGAAGATGGTCAAAATTCAAGCTCTAATATGATTTATATTTTAATAATAGCCTTTTTTATAATTTTAATAATAATAAATGGTCTTCAATATTTTTTCGGAATAGATATTGTAGCAAAAATAAAAAATATTCTAACAGGTAGTCCTGAAATTGATATAAATGTTGATACAACACGTTTAGAAGCAGCAAAAGCTTCAGTTCCAGAAATATTAATAAAACCTCAAGTATTTAATATTCCTGGGAATAATTATGGATATTCTGATGCTAAGGCATTATGTACCGCATATGGAGCAAGATTAGCAAATTATAAAGAAATAGAAGATTCTTATAAAAATGGCGGAGAATGGTGTAATTATGGTTGGTCAGATGGTCAGATGGCTTTATTTCCAACACAAGAAAATACATATAATGAATTACAAAAAATAAAAGGCCATGAAAATGATTGTGGTAGACCAGGTATAAACGGAGGTTATATGGAAAATCCAAAAATAAAATTTGGTGTCAACTGTTATGGTTTTAAGCCTAGAATGAATAGTGTAGAAGAAGATTTAATGGCTAATGAACCGATTTATCCTAAGACATTAAAAGATATAGCAATGGAAAAGCGAGTTGATTATTGGAAGAATAAATTATCAGAAATTTTGGTATCACCATTTAACCATGATTCGTGGTCAAGATTATAAAAATATTTTCAGAGAAAAATAAAAAAAATTGAATAGTTATTTCAATTAATGTAGTCAACATGATCAATGATAATTTAAACAATGAATGTACTTTTATTTCCGAAACATGTAAAAGATTTGATAAGTGAGTTTAATGTAGAACATAGACCATTGATGCGATTAGTAATTGATGAATTAGATCGCTATTGGAATTGGCGTAATGAGAAAGCAAAAGATTGTGATAATTGCTTTAATTACGCAGACGAACAATATTCAAAATATATATTATGGAAAAAATACAAATTTTGTGGAGAATGGTGTCGTCATGATTTAGAAGATCACATTCGTAAAAGCTATAGAAATTATATAAAATGTAAAACCTTACGAGGATAAAGATAAGACAAAAAAATGTAAAATCAGTTGTAGGAAAGATGTAAAAATATAAATTAAATACAAAATATAAATATTTAATAAAAATAAATAAATTTTAAAAATAAAATTTATAATTTGTAAAAAAGAACTACTATAATTATACATAAAAAAAAAAAAAATTTTTATATGATTATTACAGTTAAAACTATATTCAGAAGTTATTGTTAAAAGTTTACGACAAATTGGACAAGAAGGTGAATTACTTATCCATGTTTTCAAACAATTACTATGAAATAAAGCATTACAATCACAAGTAGTTAAAATATAAGAAAATTTTTTCATATTTTGAACCAAATCTTTATTTTTATTAGGTAGCCAACAAATCAAACATAGATTTATATTATCTTCTTTTAATAAATTATCATTTTCTTCATAATAATCTGAAGATGTATATAAGGTATAATACATATAAATTACTTAATATATATGTATAAATAAATATTTATAGATTTTTTTTTCGGGTTTTTCCATTATTTAATTTATCATTACGATTACGAGTTTTTCGTTTTCTTTTTTTATCAACTTCAACTAGACCAAACAATTTATTCATTATATCATCTGATAACATTTCATGTTTTTGATAAGGATTATCTAATGGATTATATTTTTTTTGAATTTTTTGATTTATATAAAATAAACCAGCAGGTACAGCTAAATTTTCAAAAGGACTAGAAACTTTGCCACCGTATTGATAAGAATTATTATAAACTGAATTATTTAAAGTAGTCATTGCTGGAATCTCATCTTGTAAAAAAAAAGAATTAACTTTATAACCACCTCCTATAATTTCTGTGGACCCATCTGGTTTATAATTTTTTGTAAATACAAATTCATCGCCACCAAAAATGTCTATATTGGATAAATTTTCTTCAGTACTATCAGTTGTCATATACATTAATAAAATATAAATTAATTATTATAAAATCGCTTTATTTCCGGAATATACTTAACTTCTCGTTTATTTTTAATATATTCTACAATTTTCTTAACCTGCTCCTCATTTTTTATAATTTCAGAAAGACAAGTTTCTAAATATTTAAATGTTAAAGGTTGCGTTTCTTTAAGTTTAACAAATTTAAGTTGGCCATCACTAATTTTTATGGCAGCATTATTTAATTGATTTTCTTCAATATGATTATTAAT